CACAGCGACATAGCGACCCATGCCCCACGATCCGAGTATTGGCGCAAAATTCTGACCAAAGCCAGAGCCCCACAATGCTTGATCCCATAGCCCCACATCCCACAAACCGGCTGATGTACCGCTTTGTGCAGGGTTCACAGGAAATACGTTCTCATTCAAGTCATAGTCATAGCGCGCAGCAGTGGCCACGGATGGTGGCGCGTTGGATACGAAGTCAGGGCGTATCCACTTAACGCGCTTATACAAACCTGGGGTGTTTAGATCCCAATATGACGTAAGCACTGCAAAAACAATAGGATCACCATTAATTTCTGGCTGTGGTGGAGGTGAAAGCAATATGTTATCTGCACTGACATCCATAAGGCACACACGGTTGTCTTCAGTGCCGAACACAACTGAGCCGTTCCAAGTGTCAAAACCTATCATAGGCACGTCACGCCAGTAGCCCCACGCTGCTTTAGTGATCTTGTAGAAATACTGAATAACATCGCGCCCTGGCTCTTCAGGTGCACGGATCAATAGCGCGCTTTCACTAGGTATGCGGCGTATAGACCAACCGTACTCGCTCACTGTGCGTGCAAGTTTGGTCTTTATCACTTCTGAAATTTTTGCTGATGGTGATGTCGTATCTGATGAGTTAAAAAGTGCTGCACTGTTCACACCCTGCAGTAGGTCGCCCATACTATTCAAACCGTAGATAGACAATAAGTAAAGATCGCCACCATGCACAGAGCCAAAGCTTGGGCCTATCGGCACTTCACCAATGTAGTAGCTGCCACGAAGCACCCAATCGTCAACGTCATCGGGATTGTTGCCGCCATATACAAGCACATCGCCTGCACGGCTGACAGCAACTAAAAAATCGTCGTTACCGGCACCACCATCAATAGACCAGCTGTAAAGGCCTGCAAGGTTGCCGCCGTTCTCAAATTTAGAGCCAAAATAAAACTGCTCGGCTGTACCCGCAAGTTGGAACGTGGGCAAGTACCATGCATAGTTGGTATCTTCTTCAATCAGCCAAATACGGTTTTTATGTACGCAGATAAAGCGAATATTTGTAACGTCAGGCCCTGTAATGCCAGTTGCTTGCGCCCAGCTATCACCATCAACGTCATACTCAAATAGCCCGTTCACGCTGTCTGCGTAAAACATCACGTCTTTTTCATCTTGACCAGTGAAGTGCACATAAATGCCATAGCCTGATCCTGGTGAGTTTATGTCACTAAACGCTAAAACTTGTGATGGCGTGCCGCCTGCGTCAGTAACATCAAAAATGCCTTCATTAGTGGTGACAAACAGTTTATTCGATAACCCATCCTGGTCAACTGCATCAAAAGGTATGATGGTGCGCACACCAAAACTAAACTGGCCGCCTATGTCGATCTGATATTCACGGTAGCCCTTGCGCAGGCGCATACCGTACTCACTTGGCACCATGTTGAATGCATAAATACAGTGAGTGCTGTCACCGGTAGCAAGTGCGATACGCGCATCAATGCCGTTATACGGCGCTGGGTATCGCTCCGTATTGCTAGAAAGCGCTTGTGGGCGGTTAGCTGTGCCCTCTGCTGGACCTATAGCCATTAACTAAGCCCGTAATCAGTGAAAGGCACATTCCGCCAAGTAAGGTAAGGGAATGCGCCCATGTTACCACCGGCGTTAAGCACCTTGGCTGATTTATCTTTACCAGTTAAAAAGTCAAACATCTGGTTAAAGTCGGCTTGTGCTTTTGCGGTGTCAAAGCCTGAAGCTTCAAGATACTTCAACTTCAGATAGCGCGTAACAAGTGTGCGGTCCATACGGACAATATCGCCACTGTTCTCAACGCTATCTTTAGGTGCTTCATCACCTTCATTAAGCACCCAATTCTTGTTTATGTATTCATAGGTGAACGTGAACGTGTCCGGCGCTTGCGGCGGATCGGGGTACAAATAAAATAAGCCACCAAATAAGCGAAAGCTAGTGAATAGAGTGGAAGTAGCCAGATCACGCCCAATAATATAAGTCCACTCTTGCGCAGTAAGCGGTCCGCCAATAGGCAAACGCTTATCAGTATCCCAACCTGTTTGGGGTACAAGATAGTAATAATCGTCAGGGATCTCGAAACCGCCCTCGGAATTGCGAGTTGTGCTTTCATCAATAGTTGCCGAAGTTATTAACCACTCCCAAGGGTGTGCGATGCAAAGCTCTTCGCCTGCAGTATCCAGCAAATACTTCATTTGCTGGAATTTGGCGTCAGTGCTTTGGAGGGGGTCTACTACAGGTGCAAAACCACATTCAGCCGCAGCGCGGTTAATGATCTCCCCTGCCGTTGTGAACGTGGTTGTTGCCATGCTTAAACACCTTTATTTTTTGGCTCGGCTACGACGCTTTTTAGCGGGCTTTTCTTCATCGCTCGCTTCTTCTGCTGTTTCCGCTTCTGCCGTTTTTTCTGTCTCATCGCTAGAGGTGTCTTCATCAAGTGCAGACGGTGCAATTTCCTGCTCAGTTTCTGTTTCTTCAGCTTCTGGCGCAGGCGCCTCATCTTCTTTATTGTCGTCTTCGCCGGCCAATTTATCAAGTAATTTGTCCATGCGTTCTGTCAACTTATCAACTTTTGCCTCCAACTCTTGGTTTTTGGCTTTAAGTTGCTTGTTTTCTGCTTCCATTTCTTGCTGTTTAGCAGCAATTTCCGCAGAGTTGCCAGCAGATTCAAGTGCGTCCATAGCTTTTTGCTTATATGACATACCGCCCATGATGCCCGCTAAAGCGCTGTCTGGCGCACCAGCAAGCTGCTCAACTGTCTTAATATTGTGGAAAGCTAGTGTTTCCACAAAGCTGCGCGGTACTGCTGCCCACTCTGATAAAGGCCAACCTGTCTCAGGCTCTGATACCCGGTTTTTAAAACGATCATAGTGATCAGGGAAGCGCATCTTGTCTGCATGTGTTGCAGGGCGTGCAGTTTGAGGATCGCGCTTACCAGGTACGCGAATCTCAATATATTCTTTATCAACGTGAACAGGGTGGCCTTTTTCTTTAGTTTGGGCCTTGTCCAGCACTGACTTATGATAAAACTTAACAAGCAGGTTTTTATCTGCTTCGTTGCCTTTAAAGTCGTCAGGGTTTAGATCGTTACTTAATCCGTTCATGGTCATCTTCTCGCTAGTTGGTTGGGGTTATAGAAATAGTCGTTATATCACACAAAAGCTAAAACCACCAAATTCTTCAGTTTGGCGCTCTTCGCTGATAACTTCCCTGAACTTGGCTAATTTGTCAGGGTCGTCCATTATTTTCTTATAGGGGCAATTATCACCATCGCCGCAAATGCCCGCGCCTAGCACCTGTAAGGGTGATGCTAAGATCATGTCGCGCTGCTCAAGGTTGCGTATTTTTATGAAAGTGAGTGTTTTTGTACTGTCTTCACTTTTAACAGTTTCAAAACGATCAAGGCCAACAAATATAAAATTATCGCCTTGTGCTGCTGCATGTACAGCAGTGTACGCCTGGAAAATGTGCTTAGGGTATTTATCGACATTGGCTGCAAGCCATGTCTGCAGCGCGTCTTTATCGTCCAAATATGTTATGTATTGATCAGACAGCATCTTGAGCCTCCTGCAAGGTCAAGCCTGTGGCCTCAATACGCTTAACATTCTTAAATGCCATGTTAAGCTGCTCTAAACTGCCAATGGTTGCTTGGTCAACCCAGTGGTGGAACTGGAACATACCAGAAGGGTACACAATAATGCCAGCCGCTGAACTGGCTGTCTCAGTGTCACAAGTGAAAACTGGTAGCTGTCCGTCGATAACTTGGAGCATGCAGCGTAATGTCTCACCGCGCTGCCAATCAGGGATTTCCGAAAACGCTTGAGCGCAATCGCCACCAGGTATGAAAATTTGAAAACCGGCTAACAGTTCACCAGATGTTAAGCGAAGCAGCCCAAAAAGTGCACCTTGATCCGCGCCGTCGCCAAACGTGCCGTTAGTGTACGAAGCAAAAAGCGCTGTATTATCAGTGGCGTCAATACTAGGAATTATGCCCGTAATGTTGGTGGCTTCAAAATATATTGTGTAGTCACGGTCCGAAGGTGTTGAAACATCAGCATAGCAATCAGAAACACCTAAACGCGTATTGTTGGTATTACCAACATTGAGTACTGGTGAGTATTGTGAGTTATTACTGCTCGAATAGTGTGCAGCATATATGTAATAGCCTTCACCAATACGGCCAGGGTATGAAAGTTGC